TCCTTATATTCTTCAGAACCATAAGTGAGTCCTTTTAAATTAGGAGTATATGTTGCATAGTAAGACATCTCTTCCTCGGAAAACTTAGAAGCATCATGTATTGCCCCACGCTTATTCATATCATTAGACAGGATACTCATAAACTTAGCTACATTATCAATGTGAGCATATACATCACTAGTATGCATCTGTACATTCTCTGGGGTTGGTTGAGGTAATCCTGGGGTATTAAATATCATATTATATTCCTCCTCTTCAGTTCCCAATATTGCATATAGGCAATTAGTTCTTAGGAACCTGTCAAAATCACATTGCTCTAATTTCATTAATGTAGATAACGGATACGATTTATTTAACTTAGTTATCTCGTAACCATTAGTAGTATTCCATCCGTTATCATTTAATAACTTTATTCTATCAATTATCTTTTGCATCTAGTCGCACTCCTCTTGGTATTATTAGTTTAGTTCCAATATACTTCTGTAGTTCATCCAACGCATTATCTGCATATATACTTTTGATATCAGTATATATAGCCACATTTGTAATTACATTATTAGTGTCAAAGTTTACATGTCCTCTAGTAGCTCCTGGAAATCTTATTGCTGCACCATCATGTCTTCTAAACATCATATAAGTACAGAATCCTATCTTGTCCATACTTTCTTTATGCCCATCCACTACAAGCCCATCTAACATACGGGTTATTTCATTTACATAATCAGTACTATTCTCATACTTAGGCTCTGATACAATCTTCCTCATACAAATCACTCCTAATTATTTAATTCATCAAAGAACGACATAGGTATAGAGCTTTCAAACTCTTCAGCCTCATCAACAGTTCTAAAATTACCGCTATTGAAAGATATCCTATCAACTAGGTCTAGTTCTTGCTTTGCTTTGTACACCTCTTCAGCCAGTTTTTTAGATATATCATCCTGTACTGTATCGGCAAATTTACTAGGGTGGAATTCCTCATCTAATACTTCATATATACTATCCTCATGACTCATTCCTTTATTACGATCTATTTCATCAGGGATATGTCCTCTGACAAATCCATAACGCTCTAGATTATTGCCATAATATAATACATACAATGCTATCATATACGACATGATACTATCATCATGCTGTCCTGCAATAGCCTCTATTTTACCTTTCTTATTTTTAACTAGATGTAGTAGATCACTTATAATATTAGCACATATAAACTTATTCTTAGCTTCAGCTACACGTCTAAATAATATGTTGATCATTATATCTCTAGAAGCTTTCTCAGTATATACACCAAAGAGCCTTCTATTGAATGCTTGCTGTTTAAGGAATCCACTGTCATCAATGCCATCGTCTATATTACCAACTAATTGCTTAGTATGGTCAAAGTAGAGGTTGGCTAACAATCCCATATCTTTCATACCTTCTATTATAGCTGCACCAACATGGTTACGCTCTATACATAGTATTGCTCTAGGTATATGTTTCTTTACTAGTATATATAGGAACTTCTTAGTGTCCTCAGTTCCTATGAAGGGTGACTTAAATTCAGCCACTGGTTTTTCAGTGTAAGGGTCCATTACTGTTATAGCTGTGTTATCGCTCTAGTGTATTAACGATGGTCGTTAATCATCATAATGTCATTCAAGACATTCTCTATCTTTCGATAGAAGTATAGACTATATCTTCGACTATATAATAGTCGTCCTCCTGTTTCCACCACACTTGTGATGTACGTCATCACTGACTAGTCGTTGAACGTTCTCTTATTATCTAAGAGCTTCGCTGCTGATTGCCCAATCCTCTTACGAGGCTCTAAGGGGTTCCCAGCAATTAAAGAGAAATGGGCAATTTAATTTACCCGTACCAGTTCCTACGTCGACCCCTACTATATATACTTTGCGTCTGTCTAGTCTATCATAAATATCTAGTTTATAGAATTTATTGATATTTCTTCCTTGATCTCACCTTTCAATTCATCTATAGCTTCTAAATCTTCTTGATCAAATGGAGATAGTTGAGACCCTCTTATTCTCTTTAGATAGATTTCTCTCTTAATCATTATAGGATCATTAAGTAATGTTTGAGAAGTTGTCTTAACCCATTCCTCGTCCAACCCTAATTGCTTATGATTGTACTCTATATATACTATTCCATTAGATGCATTCTTTTCAATATACTCCTCTACTTCAACTCGTTTCATATCATAGAACTTCTCAGTCCATCTACAAGTACCGCCTATGATTTCCATAGCTTCTTGTGCTGGAGCCGAGTCTAAGTCACCTGGAGTACTTAATAGAATTCTACCAAAGATAGCTCCATTCCTCTTAGCATTACTAGCTGCTTTACCATATGCTGGACCTGAAGCTTGTATTATAGTTTTAATATGATCGGTATATTCTACTTCATCGAACAATTGAATGGTCTGGCTGCATCCGCGTCCAATACTCTCAGCTCTAGCTTTAGATGTTGCCTTAGGCTTAGTTACTATCTTATTATTATTATGGACATTTGATATAGATTTAATATTATCTGCCCCTTCTTCTTTCTTTCCATCTTCATTGATATGAACTTTGAATTGCATATACTTAGGTAACAAATCTCTCTGTTGTTTCATTCTGTCCAGATTCAGATTGGCTAACTCTTGGTCCTTACCTATAAACATAAACTCAGAGTTACTCGTACCAAATAGAAATGCCCAGTCTATTATAGACAGATTAGACTGAGTCTTACCTGTCTGTCTAGGCTTTATATCATAGAACTGTATACCATTCAAGAAACACCATATATCAGCTAAGTTTCCTCTACTTAATTGAAACGGAACACCTACTCCACCTTGGTCAGGTATCCTGGCACATTCCCTTAGGAAATACCATGGATTGACTACACATTCATTCAATACTCTTATCATCATATCTTCAGTGAGTAATGGTGAGTGTGGGTCTACATTACGAAGAGAGACATCATATAACTTAAGAAAGAAATAGTGATTCTCTACTCCGAGTATCTTAAGGTCAGTAGCTGTCTGTAGGAATGTTATATTCTTAGTCTGAGTATGTATCACATACTTTCGCTTTTGAAGGATATTATCCATATACATACCTCCTTTTTACTATAGTGTAAAAAACGTTAATATATACGGTAGAGATATAATCCCCTACCGTATATAATGAGTTGGTTACCCTTCGTAACCAACTGGATATTTAATAAACATCCCGTATTGTTTCTCCTTGACCTTTGTACCCAGTACTTGTGCACGCATCTTCTCCAGTTGAGTTTTAAATCCGACTAAAGTTTGTTTACTCTGGCTGACTTTATTACTCCTACCATCATCTATAAGAGCTATACCTGTATTAACTAGTTCTAGCTTATCATATATCTGATCTAACATGTATATCTTATCATCCTGATTATCTATCTTCTCTATCTGTACTGATAAAACATCTACATCCACTTGATGTATCTTCTTCACTTTACCAATACTATCAATGAAGTCTAGTATACTCTCAGTTACTATCTTTTCATGTTGACTAAATAGGAACTGTTCGGCTAATGCTTGTTTATAGGCATCTCCTTCAGTCTTAACAAAGGTATTCCTTATTTTAGTTAGAAGATCTTTGACATATGAACTAGGAGTTTTCAACACCTGAACATCTATAAGATGTCTTAGTTTAGTCTTTCTCATCTTTATTTCAGTGACATTGTCGATAGCCCATTTAACCATTATCTCTACTTCTTTATCTTTCTCCCCATTAGATTTATTGATCAATCTATTACCTTGGGTAGCAAGTAGTTTAGCGATAAAGTTATCAAGCTCAACTCCATATCCTTCTTTAATAACAAACTTATCTGCATCAATCTCAGTGTCTTCAGTAACGTAGTTAAATCCTTTTTGACTACATGCATCCACGATAGATAGTTCGAATAGCTTATTGACCATTGACCTTCTACATAGCTCTCTCATTTGGTGATTGAGATTCATCATCTCAAACTTAATTATCTTATTAACACGCTGAGGTATAGTGTTTGAATATACTATATGACCGATCTCATGTATTAATACAGCAGTTAATTCTGCTGGATTAGCATTAAGGTTTCTATCATATAATGCTATGGAGTCTATCTCTAGTACCCATTCTTTATTTTCTTTCCATATCTCTAATAATAATGAGCCGTGACTCTTATCATTAAGCATAGCATCAACCATCTTATCCAGTGTAGACATGGATGGATATATTGACATTCCAAAGAATTCTCCTGATTTATTAGATATTATATGTATATCCATATTTATAT